AAATGGGTGGATATTTCCAGAAAAGACCCGAAAACTGGAAAGCATCCACCGTGTGGTGCTTCCGCTGGTAAAAAAGAGCGTAAAGGTGGGTCGGCTAAATATCCAAAATGTAGACCTGCTCGTTCCGCAGCAGCAATGAGTAAAGGTGAAAAACGTTCAGCTGTAACAAGAAAGAGAAAAGCAGGAAATCCAGGTGGAAAACCAACTATGGTTTCTACTTTTAAAAAGAAATAAAACTCTTGACATTGAGAGCAACTATGATTAGATTGACTGATATTCTATGTGAATCCTGCTGGGACGGATATAAGCAAGTTGGAATGAAGGAACTAAACGGTAAAATGGTTCCAAACTGTGTTCCAGTTAAAGAATTATATCATCGTCCAGAAAGTGATGTTACTTCGGATAGTGACTTCAAACCAGACCAAGACCACGAACGTAACCAATTTGGTTCGGAAGCAGTTGATGAATTACATGAAGGCGAGTTCTGTAATGAGTGTTTAATAGAAGTTCTTGAAGGACTACACGAAAATCAACTTGGTGAAGCAGAATACCAAGGACGTAAAGTTCCTCTTGGTAAGATTATGAGAGGGGATGTCAAGAAGTTCAAGGTATATGTTCGTGACCCAAAGAGTGGAAATATTAAGAAAGTTAGCTTTGGTCACGGTGGAACTTCGGCAAAACGCCGTGGTGAAAAGACAATGAAAATTAAAAAGAACATTCCTTCTCGCCGTAAAGCATTCCGTGCTAGACACAACTGTGATAACCCAGGTCCAAGAACGAAAGCTCGTTACTGGGCATGTCGTACTTGGTAACATATGAAAAAGAAAATTTCACGGGAACAATCCGACAACATGTTAGATAAAATGGGTTATAAGTTCAACCCAACAGAATTCTTTTTGGGAATGAATACTGAATTGGAACATCAAGATGTGACCCACGGAAACGTGGTTAAGACTGCAAAAATTGCAGCAGCACATTTGAAAGAAAATCCAAAGTATTATTCTCTATTATTAAAGAACGTAGAGAAAAAGGTTTCGGAACAAATGGCAGGAGCAGCACCAGCGGCAGCGGCACCCGCAATGGGATTAGTTGGACCTGGTGGTGTCATTCGAGGCGCACCGAAACCAAAAGATGTTAAGAAAATGCGAAGAGCATTAGATAAGGAGAAGAAGCATGATTAAGTTAACACACTTAGTAACAGAAGCAGGTAAGGAAAATCGTATTAATTCTACACGATTAGTTGCCCTACTTGAAAAATTAATGCCCTCTTTAAAAGAGTCGCAGCAGAATGAAATTACCGAATTGGTAGCAAAGTTAATGGAAGGTATTACTGCGGTCAATGAAATGCCATACAATTATAATACAATGTCCGCATGGCATATGAAAGAACTCGTAGATGTAGTAATACCAGCACGTGCATTACACGAAAAATTAAACAGTCTATTGCAAAAACCAACTACGGGATTAGATACGGAAGCAGTTCGTCTAACGGTTATTGCATTAGACGAATTATATATCTACTAACAGTTGAGGGGTTATGGCTGACAACGGCATATTTGGCAGATTAAAGAAACTTTTTTCTTCTAACACGATAGTTCGTAATGTTGGTGGAAAAAAGTTAAGAATCGCAGACACCGATAATATTCAAGCATTTATCAATAGACGCGGTATTGATAGATACCATCGCGTCTATTCGTCAATGACGGGTGGATATGGTTCTGCCCACGGACGATATGAAGCAGCCGCGGCGTTCCAAGGTTCACGGTTACAATTATTCCGTGACTACGACATGATGGATAATGACCCTATTATCGCATCGGTTATGGATATCTATGCAGACGAAAGTACTGTTAAAGACGAATTCAATCAAATAATCAGTATCCATTCAAAAAACACTCAAATACAAGAAATTCTTCACAATTTATTTTACGACATTCTCAACGTAGAATTTAATCTCTGGCCGTGGGTCAGAAATATGTGTAAGTATGGAGATTTCTTCTTATATCTCGACATTGACCCGGAATATGGTGTTGTCAACGTATTGCCGTTATCTGTATATGAAACCATCCGTATTGAAGGACAAGACCCAGGCAATCCATTCTCTGTAAAATTCAAGATTGAAAACGATTTCTTGGCACTGGGTAAAACAGAATTTGATAATTACGAAATTGCCCACTTCCGATTATTAGCAGACACCAACTTCCTTCCATATGGAAAAAGTATGATTGAAGGTGGTCGTCGTGTGTGGAAGCAACTTCAATTGATGGAAGATGCGATGTTAATTCATCGTATTATGAGAGCACCAGATAAACGTAAGATTTTAGTAGATATTGGTAATATACCACCTGCCGAAATTGATACGTTTATGAGTCGTATTATTGACCGTATGAAAAAGACACCATTAGTTGATCCACAAACGGGTGATTATAATCTTCGATATAATATGCAAAATATCACAGAAGATTTCTTCTTACCAACCCGTGGAAAAGATAGTGGTACTGACATTCAGAATCTTCCTGGGTTACAATTCAATGCAATTGAAGATATTGAATATCTCCGTAGAAAACTTTTGGCAGCATTTAAAGTCCCCAAATCATTTATAGGATATGATGAAGATATTAGTGGAAAAGCTACGTTGGCTGCGCAAGATGTACGATTTGCTCGTACAATCGAACGTATCCAGAGAATCATGGTATCGGAATTAACTAAGATTGCGATTATCCATCTATACGTTCAAGGATTTACAGATGAAGATTTAGTTGATTTTGAACTATCATTAACCAATCCATCGGTCATCTACGAACAAGAAAAATTAAATTTGTGGAAGGAAAAGGTAGGTGTTGCTACACAAATTATGGAATCTAAGATGTTATCCCAAGATTGGGTTTACCACAACATCCTAGAATTATCAGAAGATGAAATTATTACGGAACGTAAAAAGATTATAGAAGATGTCAAACGTATGTCGGAGTTGACTGGAATTGAGCAACAGGCAGGTCAGCCAACGGAAGCACCACCAGAGGAACTTCCAGCAGGAGAACCAGACAGTCAGGCAGCTCCGGAACAAGATCAACAAATAGATGATGTTAATACCATTTTATCCTCTCTTGAAGAACCAAGTGAAGAAAGTGAACTGGAAATTCCAGAGGAAGAATTAGAAGAAGCTAAGATGGGTCGTCCACGAGAAGGAATGAAATTTGGTCAAGATAGTCACCCACGAGGTCGTGATCCACTAGGACACAAAGAAAATAAAAAAGTTTTTAAAGTGGGTAAGCAGAGAAACGACAAACGTAAATCACCACTATCTTTGGAAGTACAAGCATTCTTGAATAAGGCAAATTCTAAAAAAATTATTATGGAATCTACCTTATCTTCACAAACATTGTTGGACGAAAGTAACATTTTGGACCTAGAAAATTAAAGTCTTATAAATATTCGTTATATTTAATATATGACGGTATAATGTCACCAAAACGGGATGTGTATGAAATCTAACGTCAAGCACAATAAAATACGGAATACGGGCATTCTCTTTGAATTATTAGTCCGTAAAATCACCTCCGATGCATTAGAGAACCGTAACAGCGATGTTGCAGTTAAGCTAATGAAGGAGTACTTCAACTCTAAAACAGAACTAGGTAAAGAATTAATTCTGTATAGATCATTTTTCAATGCTTCGCATTTAAGTGAAGCAAAGGCATTCGAATTATTAAATCTTATTATTAATCAACGTAAGAAACTTAATGAGATAGCACTTAACACTCAAAAATATAAGTTAATTAAAGAAATAAAAAATAATTATGACTTAAAAGAATTTTTGGGTGCCCGTGTTCCGTCATACAAAGTTTACGCATCCGTGTATAAAGTTTTTGATGGGGTTATCAACGAACTTAAAGATTTCAATGAAATCGAAGGAATGGTAGAAGCAAAGTTTACCATAGTAGAACATTTAAGTGGTACGATTACCAACAAAGAAATTAAAAACGACACAGCGTTATTCGAAACCGTCAAGGGACAAGAAGAAGATTTACGTCTGTTGTCATACAAAATTTTGATGGAAAAATTCAACGAAAAATATCAAGGATTGAATGACCGTCAGAAAAATCTTCTTCGTGAATACATTAATAATGTGTCTAACAGTGCAACACTTCGTAAGTGTGCAGTTAGTGAATGTAACGTATTAATAACGGAAATCAAGTCTAAACTTAATTACGTACAAGACAAAATTGTAAAAATTAAGTTGTCAGAAGTAGTTAGTCAGCTGGAAAAAATTAAGACTACACAAGTCATTAAAGAAAATCATATGACAGCGTTACTTATCGCTTTGGAAATTACCAAAACGTTAGACAATTTGAAGAGTTAATTATGGACAAAAAAGAAGCGCTTCGTCAAACTATCCGTGAACTGATTAAGAAAGAATTGGATGAAATGTCAACAACTGGCATGGTTGCTGGTTATCTAACTCCTATGGCATTTCGTGGTAATAAAAAGACAAATGTAGATAGAGCAAAGCATCTAGCAAATCAAACTGGATATAAACTCACACCCAAGGGTGAAAAAGATGCAAACCGTCCAGCAGATAAGATGGAAGTGGTGACACGCGAATTAGCAGAGAACAAATATTATCAATATAGAAATGATGATACAAAGTCACCACACAAGAAAATTGCTGACGCAATATCTCAGTTAAATAAAAATTTAAATGAAGTTGAACGAGTTATTAGAATGAACGCTCGTTTAAAAAACGAATCGGGAATTACAAGTGAACAACTGTGGAAACGTACCCAACAAGGATTATTAAAGTTGGAAGCAAAACTCCTTGGTATCGCTACTCGAATTCGTGAAATTAGAGGACAATAAGATGCAATCACTACTAGTAGAATATAACGTCATTTCTTATGACAGTAAATTATTAACCGAAGCTTCCGACATTTCAAAACCATTGGTTTTGAAAGATGTGGTACTACAACGTGCAGATCATAAAAATCAAAATGGTCGAATTTATCCAAAGGATATTTTGGCACGTGAAGCAATGGTATATAAAAATAATTTCGTTACACAACGACGAGCTCTGGGTGAATTAGACCACCCAGAAAGCCCAGTTGTAAATCTAAAAAATGTTTGTTGTAACGTCACAGACCTTTGGTTCGAAGGCGCGGATGTGAAGGGTAATATTGAAATTTTATCTACTCCGTCCGGTAATATTGTTCGTGAATTAATTAAGAATAATATTCGTTTGGGTGTATCATCGCGTGGATTGGGTTCAGTCAAACCTATTGGAGAAAACACCGTAGAAGTTGGTGAAGATTTTTCTCTTATTTGTTTTGACATCGTAAGTAACCCATCTACACATGGTGCGTTCATCAACGAAAATAAGGGAACTCAAATCATTACACCTTATTCTCGTATTGATACTCTCATCTACGATTTCCTAGGTGAGTTAAAATAATTCTTCATAAGGAGTTTATATGTTACTATTTTTAAGTGTTGTCGTTGTTCTTGTGGTTATCGCATGGTGGATTAACCACAAAAATATGACAGAGATGGAAAAGAAACCACTATTTGTTGCAGCTAAGAAAGTTGAAACTGCTGCAAAAGATATCGCAGATGTCAATAACGATGGAAAGGTTGACATCAAGGATGTTGTCGCAGCAGTTAAGGCTGTTGAACAAACAGGAAAGAAAGTGGTTAAGAAGGCAGCAAAAATTACTACCAAGAAAAAAGGTAAGTAATAATTTATGCAATTAAAAACTTTACTAAACGAAGTTTACAACAAAAATATAGTAAATGAGTTTGTAAAGTTTACAGCAAAGGAATTACAACTCAAATCACTACCTGCCAAAATTAAAATGGTAGGTAGTGATTATTCCAAACAACATCTTACATTTGGTACATACCAACCAGATAATGATGAAATTGTAATTGTCAAAAATGGTAGACACATGGTTGACACATTACGAACACTTGCGCATGAATTGGTTCATCACAAACAACGTGAAGAACAAAAAGAACTAGACGGTACAGACGGTTCTGAAATTGAAAATGAAGCCAACGCAATGGCAGGTACATTACTACGTAAATTTAGATATTTGTATCCTGAAATGTATTCGGAGAAATAGGATGCCATCAGTCAGTAAAGCACAACAAAAATTATTTGGTATCGTTCATGCTATCCAAACCGGAAGAGCAAAAGCAACGGATTTTAGTCCAACTGCACAAAAGTTGGCACAAACAATGTCTAAGAGTGATGTGAAAAAATACGCATCAACTCCAATTTCCAAATTACCAAAGAAAAAGGATGAAGTAGCAGGAGCAGTTCCTGTATCTGACTTTCCAGTGGCATCCAACGATACTACACCAACAGTATCAAATGATCCACATCTGGTCACTACTGATGAAAATTATAGTGAAAAACAAAGTAAGATTTTGAGTATTGTCAAGGATAAACACCCAGCAGAGATAGATGGTACGTTAGTTGACGTATACACTGCCGCATTACTTACAAAAGTTTTACATAAGTTGGCACCAGAAAATCGTAAGAAAATGTTGGCACTTCCATTAGAAAAGATGGTGGCTACTGCATATAAATTAGTTACCCGATAATATCGTGGGAAAAACGGCATATATTACGGACTTTGATGATACCCTAGTGCATACTGACGCTAGGGTTATTGTCATTGATAAGGACGGTAAACGAAGAACAATATCACCAGCGGAATACGCTGCATATGAAAAGCAAGATGGTGATACATTTGATTTTTCGGAGTTTGAACAATTAAAAAATCCTCGTCCTATCAAAAAATATACAGACTTATTAAAGAAAGTCGTTGACCAAAAGAAAGCTGATAAAATAGTTGTACTCACAGCTCGTGGTCACACCAAACCTATTGCAAAATTTCTTAAATTACAAGGAATTACTTCTGGTATTACTATTGCTGCTTTGGGTAACTCTGATCCAATGGCAAAAGCACGGTACATTGAAAAACATATCAATGATGGATTTGACAGAATTGTATTCGTAGATGATGCTCCCAAAAATGTAAAGGCAGTTAAAACACTACTTACAAAGTATCCGCAAACAAAATTGGTAGTACAGCAAGCTCAAGAAAAGGATACCAAGAAAACTGGTGAGACACCAACGAAACAAATACGACTAAAAGATTTATTAAAACATCGTATTAAGAATCCACAAACCGGTAGAGATATTTTGGTCAAGAGTGCATTGGGGTATTCGCAAGATTCAAACGTACGAAAAGTAGCAATAAATTATGTAGCTAAGAATATGAAATAAACTACTTATGTTTTAGTTTCATAAACGGAGATGATTATGGCAACGGAACAAGAAACAATTAATCAAGAAAGTAAGTTTAGTCAATTACTTAACCAAACTATGTCCCGTCGTTGGGGCATTACTGCTATCGTATTAACAACATTTTTATTCATTGCCATTGGTATTGCCATGGCCATTGAAAGTAAGTCTGTATTAGATCAAGAATGGAAGGAAATTCTTCTTCTTATGTTGGGTGCATTTATCGGTAGTTACGGCAAGATTATTGACTACTGGTTCTCAGATACCGACAAGGACAAGATGTTAGTACAAAAGATGGATGAAGAAGATGGACAATCACTTTCAAGTACATTAGCTGGATAATAAGGAGGTTGTATGCACGTTGAAGTAAAAGGAGAAGGACTGGGTGACTTAGATAGAGCGTTACGACAGTTCTCAAAAATGGTTAAAAAAGCGGAAATTGTAAATGAAGTAAAACGCCGCGAATTTTATGTTAAAAAGTCAAAGAAAAAAATTCTAAAACAACAAGAAGCACTTCGTCGTAAGATACGTGAAGAAAAGAAACAGGAAAAAAGAAAAACTTCCGAGTGGTAAAAAATAGTGTTTTTTGATAATATAACACTATATATTATATAGATTACACCTCTCTTGGGGTGTGTAGCTATTTGTATTAATAACCGTATAATAGTTCGAATAACTATTGAAACAAACTGAGAGGCATTATATGGCAGAAATCACAAACGAACTTCTAAAGCAAGCAATTGCAGATGCAGAAGCTGTACGTCAAACAGCTATCGCAAATGCAAAGATTGCATTGGAAGAAACATTCACACCCCAAATTAAGTCCATGTTAGCAAAGCGCCTTCGCGCTGAAGCAACAATGGAAACCGAAGAGAAGGCGAAGGAAGAACCATTCCAAGACGCAACTCACGTAACAGGTGGCGGTCCAGAAGATACATCTGGTATCGGCACAGGTGACAACAAAGAACCTTCAGCAGCATCCTGGGATTCATCAGGAATTGATCAAGGAGGTGAGGGAGAAGCTGATAGTAGTACTGATTGGTACGATGACTGGTCAGAATCAGACTTTGACCTTGACGAAGTAATTAAGGAATTAGAAGCAGATGTGAAGGCACTTTCAGAAGCTGAAGAAGAGGAAAAAGAAGAAGAACTCGACGAAGCTAAGCATGAAGGTGAAGAAGAGGAAGAGGAAGAAATGGATGAAAGTTGGGCAGATGGTGAAGAAGGTGGAGAAAAACTCCCAGCAGCATCACCAGCAGACGTTCATGACAAGACTATTCCAGCACACTCATCAGATATTGGAAAAACAGAAGCAGCAACAGATGCATCTGATCCACACAAGAGAGCAGTAAATCCAGCCGAACCAAGAATGGAAATGGGAATGGATATGGAAAAGGGTCACGAAGAAGGTGAAGGCGAAGAAGAACTTGATATTGAAGCAATTCTCCGTGAATTAGAAGCCGAAGATGAAAAAGAAAAAGAATCATCTGAAAAAATGGCAGCTGAAATGGCAGCGCTTCACAATGAGCTCGCAGAATATCGTAAGGTTGTAAATGTCCTACGAGGCAAGCTACAAGAAGTAAATCTTCTAAACGCAAAACTCTTATATACCAACAGAATCTTCCGTAAGGAAGGTTTGACCAACGAACAAAAAGTTACAATCTTAGAATCATTTGATCGTGCAGTAAATGTTCGTGAAGTTAAGATGGTATACACAACATTGGTCGAAGCAATGTCAGTAGCAGCTAAGACTATGAATAAGGGTCGCACCGTATCAAGTAAGGTGGTTACGGAAGGGTTAGCAAGTAAGGCAACCCCAAGTACCGCGCCAAAGAAAGAAATTTTAGAAGAAAACACAGTAGCAAAACGTCTACAACAACTCGCAGGCATTCTATAACTTTTAGGAGATAAATCATATGTCAGTATCAGAATTTATCAACGAAGCCGGTTCAGCACACCGCGTGGTAGTTGAAAAGACCCGCCAATTGGCAGGCAAGTGGGAAAAGTCAGGCCTTCTCGAAGGCTTAACTGGCCACGAAAAGCAAGGCATGGCAGTAATGTTGGAAAACCAAGCAACACAACTTCTTTCAGAAGCAACAACCACAAACCCAGGTGGTTCGGGCACAGCTGGTGAAAACTGGGCAGGTGTCGCACTTCCATTAGTACGTAAGGTATTCGGTTCAATCGCATCGAAGAACTTCGTATCAGTCCAACCAATGAACTTACCAGCAGGTTTGGTATTCTTCATGGACTTCAAGTACGCAAACACAATCAACGGTAAGACAGCAGGTGGTTCAGTATATGGAACAACCAGTGGTTCAGGTGTTCTTCCACGCGGTGGTTTCTACGGTGCTGGTGAATATGCATACTCAGTAAATGATGCAACATTAACACTTGCTCCAGCAATCGCATCATCATCTGTAACTTCATACGGTGATGTAAACTATAACGATGCATATTCTTCATCATTTGCATCATTCTTCAAGTTCGTTGTTCCAGCAGTAAGTTTCTCAAATGCAGATTTCAACGCAGTTCGTTCATTCCGCATTACAGACACCGTAACAGGTGACTTACTCCCAGAATTCACCAAGTATGATGGTACAAACGTAACCTTCATCGTAAGTGGTTCAGCAGCAGCTGCAGCAACAATCACAGCAGTTGAATACAGTAAGCAACCAACTGAAACAACTCGTGGTGACTTCGAAGATCGTGACAACTCAGTAACAAACTTGAACATTCCACAAATTGATTTGGAACTTCGTTCAGAAACAATCGTTGCTAAGACACGTAAGTTGAAGGCAGTCTGGTCACCAGAACTTGCACAAGACTTGAACGCATACCACAGTGTTGACGCAGAAGCAGAATTAACAGCAATGTTAAGTGATTACATCTCAACAGAAATCGACCTCGAAATCCTTGACATGTTAATCAACAACGCAACAACAACCGAATACTGGCACGCAGAAGTCGGTAAGGTATGGAATGGTACAGCATTCGTACCAAGTGCAACACTCAGTGGTCAAGCTTGGACAAACATGACCTGGTACCAAACACTTGGTCAGAAGATGCAAAAAGTCAGTAACCGTATCCACCAACTCACAATGCGTGGCGGTGCTAACTTCGCAGTGGTTTCACCAACAGTTGCAACAATCATCGAAACCATCCCTGGTTTTATGGCAGCAACAGACGGTGACAAGATGGAATTTGCAGGTGGCGTAACCAAGGTTGGTTCATTCCAAAACCGTTACACAATCTACAAGAACCCATACATGACCGAAAACACATTGTTGATGGGCTTCCGTGGAAGTAACTTCCTCGAAACTGGTGCAGTCTACGCACCATATATCCCACTCATCATGACCCCATTGGTCTACGATCCAAACAACTTCACACCACGTCGCGGCGTAATGACCCGCTACGCGAAGAAGATCGTACGTCCAGAATTCTTCGGCAAAATCTTCATCGACGGATTGGCAACAATCTAATAGATGTAAGAGGTGGGTATACGAAACTGGGGTGGCCGAAAGGTCACCCCTTTTTCTTTTTATATAAAGTAAACTACTATTTATAGTTTAGAGTTCTTTTATCTATGAGAATACTATGACAATATTAAGTGATGATCCGATTGTATATGATGGCAGTCCAGTTAATCCAAGTGGAATAACTCCATTTGGTATATTTGATGATGAAGCCGCGTTTCAATCAGATGCACCAAAAATAGCAGAATATATTTCTCGTCGTTTGGGATATAGTGTCGTTGATGTCGAATTGACAGATAAAATATTCTATGCGTGTTTTGAAGATGCAATTATAACATATGGATCCCAAGTAAATCAATTTAACGCTCGGGAACACATGTTGACATTACAAGGATTGTCTACAACTAATAACATTACACAAAAAAATATAATAGGGTCACCATTACCACAAATTATTCAACTATCTGCACAATACGGTACGGAAGCACAATCTGGTGGTAATGTAGAAGTAAAGAAAGGATACATCTCTGCATCGGCATATACTCAATCATATGATTTAAAAACTTTGTGGGCTGACGTACATGAAAGTGGTTCTGCAATAGAAATTCGTCGTATCTACCACTATATGCCACCGGCGGTTGCACGATATTATGACCCATTTGCAACCACGGGTCTTGGTTTAACAAACTTAATGGCAGAGTTTGGATTCGATGGATATTCACCACCAGTTACCTTCGTAATGATGCCCGCATACGAAGATTTACTTCGTATTCAAGCGATTGAAATTAATGATATGATTCGTAAAAGTCAGTACTCATTTGAAGTTTCCAATAACGTTATTAGATTCTCACCAATATTTAAGAAAGAAGCTACCGTATGGTTTGATTATATAGTAGTTGGTGATAAGCAAGGTGCGAATCAAACTTATAATTCAGCAAGTAATGTGACATCGGATTATTCCAATGTTCCATATAATCATATACCATATACCACAATAAATTCCATAGGAAAAACTTGGATATTTGATTATACACTTGCATTGGCTAAAGAAACATTGGGTATGATTCGTTCAAAATACGAAAATATACCTATCCCAGACGCAATTATTAAATTGGATGGTGAACTTCTCCGCAGAGAAGCAAAGGAAATGAAAGAACAATTGATAAAAGAACTTCGTGAAACATTAGAACAAACTGGATTACAAGCACAAATGAAAAAACAAGCAGAAAATGCTAAATTTATGCAAGAAATGTACCAGAAAGTTCCAACACTTATCTACATAGGATAACATGCCACGTTTCGTATCTCAGAAAGATTTTAATTTTTTTCAACACATCAATCGTGAATTAGTTAGTGATGTAGTTGATGTAGATGTAATTTTATATAAGATTGCATTAGAAACTACTGCGGTAAATTTGTATGGTGAAGCAACAGAAAAGGCAAGATACACTGGTGTGGAATTGAAATCACTTGTACGATATCCAAAAAATATTAGTAATACAAAAGATGGATTTGGTGTTGATGTAGAACAAAATGTTGAATTTAGATTTGTCCGTGCATTACTCGAACAAGTAAAAACCTACCCAGAAGCAGGTGATATTATTTTTTATGACGAAGCATACTATGAAATTGATAATGTCAATGATACACAACTTGTTGCGGGTCAACCACAATACACAACATCAATTTTGTGTAACGCTCACTTAACTCGTCGTAGTAATATCCAAATTGAGGAGGCTAACACATAATGGCTGATTACAGTAACAGAAAATCAACCGATAAGATAAAAAAAGTAACCGATAATATCGTACCATCACCTACACAAAATCGTGGATACGATACCAAAACGGAAAATAGTGATACTCCGATTACTGTTACACTATTAACTATTGACGATACTCTTATAAAGTATTTAACAAATCGAATACAACCTATTTTAACACAAGATTCCAAGTCTGTGAAAGTTCCGATTATTTACGGTAATCCGGAACGTTGGAAAAGTGTTCAACGTGATGGTATATTACGAGATAATAAAGGTAAAATACAATTACCAATTATTATGATTCGTAGAACTAGTATGAAGAAGAATCTGAGTACCAATTCACCCGTAAACAAGTACTTAGAACGTGAGTTTGAAACAGGATGGAACAAATATAACCCCTACGATAGATTTGCGGCCGTAAACGGCATTAAGCCCGTTAAACAGTACGTTACGACAATCACACCAGACTATTTCGACCTTACGTATGAGTGTATGGTATGGACGGAATATATGGAACAAATGAATCGTCTTATAGAACAAATATCATTCGAAGATGATGAATATTGGGGTGATAGAGGACAATATAAATTTAGAACTAGAATAGACGAATACAAAACCGATACGGTACTCCCAGATGTACAAGATAGATTAGTGAGAACCAGTTTTAATTTGTCTGTTTCGGCATATCTGTTACCAGAAAGAATGGTTAACAAGACCAACCAAATTATGCAAACTTCTCAACAACGATTCTCTACCAAAAAAATCGTTACATTTTCAGAGATAGAAGAAGGTTAAAAGTAAGGTTTGGACAAAATAATCTATATTTATAATACGAGTACAGATATCTTTAAGGAGGTTATATGAGTGAAGTACAGAAGTTAACAGACGAAGAATTAACGTCTGTTAAAGGTTTGCGAGATGAGATTGTTAATGTTATTTCTTCCGTGGGTCAATTAAAACTAACGCATGATTTAATTGAGGAAGATTTAACTAATACGAAACTAAAATTATCTGAACAAACAACAAAATATAAAGAGTTGTTGGTTAAAGAGAAAGAATTAATTGATACTCTTTTACAAAAATATGGAATGGGTTCTTTGGATGTAGAAACTGGTGTATTTACCCCTGAGCAATAAGTAATATTGGAGATTCCGTATGGCAGAACGCATTGTGAGTCCTGGCGTTTTCACACAAGAACGTGACCTTAGTTTCTTAGAACAAGGCGTTGGTGAAATTGCTGGAGCATTTATCGGACCAACACCAAAAGGTCCAGCTTTTATTCCAACGATTGTTGAAAATCAACAAGCGTTTGAAAACGTATTTGGAACACCTGATGGAAAGTCATTTTTGGGATTAACTGTTAAGAATTATCTCAGAGAATCAGGACGAGCAACAGTTGTTCGTGTTCTTGGATTGGACGGATATAGTCCAACCACAGCAACACCAGCAATTTTAACAGCTACCGGTACGAGTGGTTCATTTGTTTACGCAGTTATCCACCCAACAGTATCGGGTAGTAGTATTGAAGCAATTAATGCAACGGGGCCAGCAAGTAATTTCTCACTTACCATTTCTTCATCAGCAGTCACGGATGTAACAACAACAGGACTCAGTACAACAACATCCGCAGCTTCTTATATTGGAAATTATCTTGGCTACGGTCCAACAGGCGCAAAGAACGGATATATCTACGGAATCTTCCCAGAAGCAATTACAATGGCAGGTGCTTCCGTTAGTATGTCAGCAGTAACTAGTTCCGATGCACTATTCTTAACTGGTAGTACATACGGTAAATATAGTTTTGCAAGTACACCTTGGATACAATCACAAACACTTGGTGGTTCAAACGATAATTTGTTTAAGGTGCATACATTAACAGATGGTAATGCAGCAAACAAGGATGTCAAGATTTCCATCGTTGGTCCTAAGAAAGCACAAATTTCTGGTGACTATGGTACATTTACATTATTAGTACGTGACTTCACAGATACCGATGCACAACCATCAGTATTGGAACAGTATGATAATTTAAGTATGGACCCAAATAGTCCAAATTATATCGCACGACGAATTGGTAATAGTGCACCAGTAGAAAATAGTTCAGGTGAACGTTATTTTGAAGGTGACTATCGTAATAACTCACAATTCATTCGTGTTGAAATGGCACCTGGTGCTGATAACGTATCAACAGATGCATTACCATTCGGATTTGCATCATTGAACTCACCAATTGGAACATCTGGATCAGTTCTTCCAATTCCAACATTTATTAGTTCATCTTGGATTTCTGGAAGTACCCGTGGATACAGTACACAAGCAACATACAATGTAAATGAATTCTACGGATTCCAATACTCAGATACACCTAACACCAATATGTCTTACTTGGCACCACTTCCAAGTGGTTCAGTAACACGCGGTGCAGCATTTAACCTTGAAAATCTTCCAGCAAATGAATTGTATGATGATGCTGGAAACGCTGTAGCAGTTGCAAACTTCTTAACAACGCCATCAGTTACGGCATATTTGAAGTTTACTGTACCACTTCAAGGTGGATTTGATGGTGATAACCCAGCACGTTATATCAACATGTATGACGGTATTACATCAAATAACACACAAGGATTTAACTTACAAACTGCAACAAGTGCAGGTTCACGAGCATATAAGAAAGCATTAGATGCAATTAGCAATCCTGATGCATACGATATTAACTTGTTGGTACTTCCTGGTGTTGTTTATGAATTACATCCGTACGTAGCTAACTACGCATTAAGTGTATGTGAACAACGTGGTGATTGTTTCTATATTATGGATTTAACACAAGCAAGTTCAACAATCACAACAGCAGTCAACCAAGCAGCATTACTTGATAGTAACTACGCAGCAGCATACTATCCTTGGATTCGAGTACTAGATGATAATACAAACAAATTCGCATTTGTTCCACCATCAGCAGTACTTCCAGAAGTATACGCATATAGTGACAACACAGCAGCAGAATGGTTTGCACCAGCAGGTTTGAATCGTGGTGGAATCCCAGGAGCAGCAGGTGTTAAGTTACGTTTAAGTCAAGTACAACGTGATGAATTGTATGATGGTAAGGTCAACCCAATCGCACAATTCCCAGGACAAGGTATTTGTGTATGGGGTCAAAAGACATTACAACGTCGCTCATCAGCACTTGACCGTGTAAACGTTCGTCGCTTATTAATCGCAGTGAAGAAGTTCATCGCAAGTTCGGCACGATTCCTCGTATTTGAACAAAACGTTGAATCAACTCGTCGTCGTTTCTTGAACATCGTCAACCCATATTTGGCAAACGTCCAAGAACGTTCAGGTCTATACGCATTCCGTGTCATTATGGACGAAACCAATAATACACCAGACGTAATTGACCGTAACATCTTGGTTGGTCAATTGTATCTCCAACCAACAAAGACTGCTGAATTCATCAAACTCGAATTCAACATTCTCCCAACGGGTGCTACATTCCCTGGGGCTTAATAAAATAGGTTATATTTTTAACAAACTGACTATTTATAGTTAAATCCGTTAGGAGATACGAATGGCAAACAATATAGTAGCCGAAAATGAAATATTTTTTACGGCATTTGAACCAAAGGTTAAAAATCGCTTTTTAATGTTAATTGAAGGAATCCCAGCTTACATCGTTAAGAAAGTAAGCCGTCCTGAAATTCGTCAAGATACGATTAAGGTTCCACACATCAATACCGTTCGCTTTGTCAAGGGTATTTCTGTATGGCAACCAATGACCCTTACGTTGTACGATCCAGTAGTTCCATCTGGCGCACAAGCAGTAATGGAATGGGTTCGTCTACATCACGAATCAGTAACAGGTCGTGATGGATACGCGGAATTCTATAAGAAAGATTTAACCCTTCAAGTTCTTGGACCAGTAGGTGATAAGGTTGAAGAATGGATTATCAAGGGTGCACAAATTACACGTGCAACATTTGGTGATTTAGAATGGGCGGAAACCACAGACAATGTGGCAATCGAACTAGAAATTCAACCAGACTATTGTGTATTGAACTACTAATCAGTAGTTAAAAATAGAAGGTGTGTCTCACTGTCTGATACTTATATAGAGTATAATTGGGCAGTGGGACACTTTCTTTTTTGGGTATAAGCTATGGCAGAACTTACCGAATTCAATGTAGGTCAAGGTGAAACATTTCGTATCGCAGCAACGATTATCAGCGATAGTGGAAGTATCCCACTTAATATAACAGATTATGTATTTAGTGGTCAAGTTAGAGAAAATTATACCACCGATGAAGTTGCTGCTACATTTAATATTACAAAACTAGCACCATTAAATTCTGGCTCAATTATTGTAGAGTTAACTCCCGATCAAACATTAGCATTAACACAAAGAAAATATGTGTATGATGTAAATATGGTAAGTGGGTCAGTTAGTCCAATAAAACGAAGAATCCTAGAAGGAGCATTGACTGTCCGCCCCACAGCTACGAGATAATTAATGAGTGGATCATTACGTCCAATTAATTTAGGTGTACCAGACATAACAGTTGTAGTCAGAGAAAATAGTGACGCTAATAAAGTTTTAGTAGATGTACCAAATATTAGTGTTAATATTGAAACATCACCTGATTATAAGGTAAGTGTACAACCCAGTTCGTTAGTAGTTCAACGAACGGGGTCTTTGCCGTCGCTGGCGGTATCTGCATTATTTGCAAACACAGCGAGTTATGCACTTGGAGTTAGTGGTTCAATTGATACTGCGGTATCTGCTTCCTATGCACAAACTGCATCGTATGCGCTCAACGCTGGAGCTGGATCAGGGTTTCCGTTTAGTGGGTCAGCAGTTATTACAGGATCACTACAAGTACTCAGCACGGGAAGTGTTGGTGGTATCACGGGATCA